CCGTCCGCCGGAGTCGATCCACTTCCACCCGCAGCGCCAGAAAGGCCGTTATCGACACCTACTCCTCCAGCCCCGCCCCCGGCCGTGGTGGAAGTCCCAGCGCTTCCAACCGCGCCGGAATCGGCCTTAACGCCGTAGGCGTTGCCGGTCGCAAAGCCACTCACGCCGCCAACCGTCCCATTACTCCCGCTGGCCGGCCCGCCAGCGCCTCCCGCGCCAGGCGCAACCGTTTCCGTCGCCGCTAAAATACTCGACGGAAGAAGAAAATAACTCCACGCCCCGCCCCCGCCGCCGCCGCCACCGCCAGCATTACCGGCCGCACTGAACCCGGCCCCGCCGCCAGCACCGCCACCGATGGCGATAACGCGAACGCCAAGCGCGGAAGCTGGCTTCGTCCAGGTAGTGAGCCCGTTGGCAACCGTGAATATCTGAACGTCAAAAGCCATTATTTCATCGGCTCCGTACTCGTCGCCGGGCGAATTTCTCCAGGCTCGGTTATCTCGCCAGACTCGATCTTGGACCGAATCTCCGCATGATACTTCTCGGCCTCCTCGAATAACGGAACCTTTGCCGTCATGGCGAGCGCATCGTCAACGTCGCGCTGCGTCGCGGGGCCGCCATTCATTTCAGCTATAGAAACGATCTTTACCACATCCGAAACCACCGTTTTTACGGTCTGCACCTGCCGGATGTTCCGCGCGTTCATGCGCTTCAAAAATCCGGCAACATCGGAGAGGATCGACGGATCATCCCGGATCATCCGCTGGATCGTACTCACGTTCATCGTATCAACTCCGCCCTAAAGCCAAGAGGCCATCGACGCTCCATTGAATCCGGAACGGCCCGCCGCTGGCCGTCCGGTCCTTCCCGAAATCGAGATAAGCGATTAGCGGGTCCTTGTCCGGCTTGCCACCCATGACCTTGTACAATATCGCCCCTCGCGCCGTGAAATCGGACTTCTCCCAGGAAAGATTATCGGCATCGAGTACGGCCTCGTCATTCCGCGTGATGAAAATTTTCTTCCCGCTCAATAACTGCCCGCCAATGTAATAGCCCGGACCTTCGACCTCGCCCTTAACATCCGATCTCCTGGAATGCGCCGTGGGATCGGGGCGATAATTCCCGGTTACTAAAAGCGCCTTGATCGGATCGGCAATCAGGTCGATCTCGCCGGCCATGATCTCCAGCCGATAGGAGTCGTAAACGAAGTTCGGCATTATTTTTCAACCTCGACGACTTTCACGATCCGCTTGCGCCCGTCCCGCTCTATTCGCGTCTCCACCTTGGGCTGCGGCTCGATTTTAGCGGCCGCATCGACCGAAATGGTGTCGTCCTCCGTCTCTCGAATCCGCGTGATGAAATTGCGCTCGTCGCGCTCGATCGTCCGCGTTACCGCCCGACGCGTTTGCGGCCCGAAATTAACATTTACAGACGGCTGCCGTTCGGAAAATTCCACGATCTCCGCGCGTAACGCGGCAATATCGGCCGCCGCCGCGCTGGGCGCTTCCGCAGCCGGGACCCGAACGGCCAAATCGGAAATCAATGCGTCCGTCATGGCCCGCCCGAGCGCCGCCGCCGCCGCCGATTCGCCGCCGACTTTATCGAGCGATTCCAGATGCCGGCTTATGCCAGCCCCCGCGGCCGATAGCTCCACCCCAAACGACTGGAACAACGAACCGAATGCCTCCAGGATATAGCGCCGATGATCCTGCTTGAACCCCGATAGCCAGGCCGTGAAGTCCGGCCGCTTCCGGGCGTCGGCGCAAGCCCGCGCCGCGCGCCTGGCACAACGCCCCGCTACGTCCTGAATAACCGGCGCAAGCCCTTGGACCCTGGCCGCAGCCGTCTGGCCGGACGCCTGCCCCTCCGTCACCGGGGGGGGAGGCGGTTGGGAAGCAGGCGCCGGCCGCGCGGCCTGGCTGAGAGATTGCATGTTCATAGGCACCAGATAAATGTCTCCGTCCGGAAGCGGGTTCATGTTTTCCGCCTCGCGGATATCGTTCGGACTCATCGCCCCATTCGCCAGTTGCTTCGTGTAGAATTCGCCGCGCTCTTTCGAGTCCGCCCGCAAAAGCCCCAGGAAAAGATGCTCCGCGAAATACTGCTCGCGCTCCAGGTCGTTGAGCAGCTTGCGCTGAATCTCCTGCTCCCAGCGCGTCGTCCACGGAAGCAGCGTGTCCGTCGAGTAGTCCCGGTTCATCGCCTCCAACGTTGACCATCCCTGCGCGCGCTCCAGATGCCCAACCTTTTGCGGCGGCATCCGGAACCAACGCGCAATCTCCTCGATCTGGAATTGTCTGGTCTGCAAATACTGCGCCTCCTCCGGAGGGATCATTATTTTCTCGTACTTGACGCCCTCTTCAAGAATCGCCGTCCGCCCAACGTTCCCGGCTCCGGAATGCATCTTCTCCCACGACTCGCGCAAATGTTTCCGCGCGTCCGGCTTCAATGTTTGTGGATGACTCAAAATCCCGGCCGCCGCCGCCCCGTTCCCGAAAAACGCCGCACCGAAACGCTGCGCCGCAAGCCCAAGCCCGAGCGATTCGGCCGCAAGGCGAAAGATCGATACGCCCCAGAGCGCGTTTAGCCCCAGCCCGTGAAGATGGAAAACGTCATCAAGCTCCAGCCGCACGACGTTCGTCGAGCCCCCGTCAATATCGGAGACGCGCACGGCGTAATACCACGCCCTGTTTGTATCCCGCCGCATCTCCACGCGGCTCGGATGTATCAGCCACAGCGCCAGCGGACGGCCAGCGCCGTCACGCTCAATCTCCGCCAGCCCGTTCCCCCACGTCGCCGCGTAGAATTGCATCGTTTCTCGAAACGAAAATGCGGACATGATCGGACTCGGACTGTCATGGATCAGCCGATAGACCGGATGCTCGGGCGCCCGATCCTTGCCTCGATCCAGCCTCCGGTACAACAGCAGCGGCAGCTTCGCGATGTCTTCGGATAGATTGACCGCGCATCGAAAGTAAACCGGCAACGTCATCGCCGTATCGGCCGTAACCGGCTCGCCGCTTGATGTGGCCCACCCATGGTAATCCAGCCCCGCAAGCCAGCCCGCATTGCCAGTGAGCGTGGAAGTGCCACTCGATGAAGCCGAAAAAACGTCGAGAATCCTCCGCAGCATGCCCATTAAATAACCTCGATTCCTTCCGTTTCGTATCGCGAAGCCACCGACGAAACCAACATCGCTCGACCAAGCGCCATTACCAGCGCCACAATGCCGTCGATCTTCTCCGTACTCTTCGATTTCGACGGCTTCACATTCCCCGCCGGATCCTTCTCCACCATCGTATTGCTCATCATCCAGCGCAAAACAGGATTGCCGTCATGCGCGAACGTCCGCGATGCGATCAACTTTTCGAATTCCTTCGCCGGCTCGCTGAGCGAGCGAAACCCCTGCCGGAATTCCACGACCGTGAATCCATCCCCCTGTAGCTGTAGCGCCGTCTGTGTCGCGCTCCACGGATCATAGGCGATCTCTTTGATCTCGAATCGCCCGGCATCCGCGACGATGTCCGCCTTTATGAAATCGTAATCGACAACGTTTCCTGGCGTCGTCCGAAGGAATCCTTTCGCCACCCACATCCGATACGGCACCCGGTCATGCTTTTCCCGCTCGGCAATTCGCTCTTCGGGAACGTAAAACCTAGAGAGACAACGCCATTTCAAATCAACGTCCGCCGGCGGGAAGAGAAGCATCCAGGCCGTTATGTCGAGCTTGCTCGAAAGATCCAAGGCCCCATACGCCCGGCGGCCGGCCAGCGCCGCAAGATCCCAAGCCTCCAGGCAAGAATCGAATTTCTCTATCGGTATCCACGCCTCGGCCGCATCCGTAACAATGTTCAGATGCAGCCGTAAGAAATTATTCAACTCGGTCGGCGTTTCCTGCGCCTTACGGCACTCGCGCGCAAGAAATTCCTCCGTGATCGTCACGCCTAGATTCGGATTGGCATTTCGCCACGTCTCCGGGCTGCGCCAGTCATCGTCCTTGGACGCCTCATATACCACCGGCAAAAACGACGGATCGAACCCGACCACGTCTTCGTCGCCCTTGTTGTTTCGAACCGAACGGGCATAGGCCAGCTTCGAATTACATAGAGAGGGACGATTGTAATCGGCCGTCGTCGTATAAATCACGAGCGGCTGTCGCCGCGCGGCCGTTGATTTCTGTAGAACTTCCGCTAATTCCGGAGACTTGTGCCGATGCACCTCATCCACGATTACGAAGTGCGGATTAAACCCGTCGGCCGTATTGGCATCCGCCGCCAAGCACTTATAACTGGACATGCTCGTTTGATGCACGATCGACCGCATTATCGAGCCGCCTTTGTCGCCGTATACCTTCAGTCGCCGCTTCAGTTCCGGCTCCTGCCGCACCATCCCCGCCGCGTGTGCGAAAACCAACGCGGCCTGGTCCCTAGATGACGCGGCAGAATAGTTCTCCGCGCCTTTTTCTCCGTCGCAGGCAAGCATGTAAATCATTAGTCCGGCAGCCAGCGCCGTCTTGCCATTTTTCTTCGGCACATAAATCAAACATTCGCGATACCTGCGCGTCCCGTCCTCGCGCCGCCAGCCGAACAAATTCGCGATGATGGATTGCTGCCATCGCTCCAGCGCGAACGGTTCTCCGGCCATCGCGCCTTTGACATGCCGCAACATCTCCGGGAAGAACTCCAACGCCGTCCTGGCCGCGGCGGAATCGAATTCACATTCGCCGGCCTGCGCGAACGGGTCATACCCCGGCAACCCCAGCAGGATGGCGCGCATCGACTTCGTCACTCTGATTTCCGTCCGCGTCATCAATCGCCCTTAAAAAATCGCCCCTTCCCGATCGTTACCGCGCCCTTCCCAGCCATCCGGACGCGGCTCCGACTCGATGGCGTAAGCCCGAATTCCTGCGCCGCCTTAAGCGCACGCCCCCAAGATGTCTCCATGATCGTCACCTCTGGCCGCTTCACCGGCTCCCCGCGTTCATTCGGAAACGTAGAGCCCTGGCGCCGAACAATCTTGCGCGCCTCCAGATAATCTGCCAGCGCGTCCACGAGCAGCCCTAGCGCGATCTGATCCAGCCCCGTCAGCACGCCGACTTCGGTAAGCTGTCCCCCGATCAGGCGCCACCATTTCGCGCCAAGGCCCTTCACCCACGCCGGTTTCGGCGGCCTGAT